CAGTTGTGCCTTCAGCGAAAGGATTAGCAACAATGCCGTACCTTGTTTTGAAGCCAATTTTAGGCTGGAATGTGTCCTCACCAACAGCTCTGACCATTTGTAAAGGAACATATGGGCAGTAGAACACGCCAGCATCATAAGGGTTAGTACCTTTGAAACCGACGTTAGCGTAATCGCCAGTAGCATAAGGGTCAATATAGACTCTCATACGTCCGTTCAATGTACCAGCAAAAGTATTACCAGTATCATCAACTTGAAGAGCTGTGCTCATAGCTGGTGTGTAGTCAAGCATACCAGAAGCAGCTAAAGCAGTAGCAACGTCTGATGAACAGATAACGATGTTACCTTTTCCTCTACGTGTATCTTTAGCAATTTGGTTAGCTTCACGATCCAACTGAACAACAAGACCTTTAAACTTCTCAGCACTCCATCTGCCGTCTGCATCAGTAGCTAAGTTGAAGATACCATCAACAGCAACGTTTGAAGTAGATGAACCTAGTTTAGCTTGAGAGTTAAGAGTTCTGATAACTTCTCTATTGATTTCAGCAAGGATTTCAGTAGAAAGAATGTTAGCAAGCTCTGTCTCAGCGTCTAGGCCGTGGATAGCTTTAAGATCTTGAGCAAGTTCTAAGCTGTAGTCAGCTCTTAGTGCTCTTGATTTTGCAGTAACGGTTTGCTTCTCAATGGTGAAACCCATTTGATTGAAAGCAGAAGCACCTGATGAACCTAAAGCTTCAGCTTTAGCAGTGCCCATACCACCAGCAGCATGTGCTGCAGAGATATCAGAGTCAGCAATAGTTGCGTCACTATCACCATCAAAGATACCTTCAAGACCTGAAACGTTATCAGAGTCATGAGTACCGGCAGAGTCACCAGAGAATCTGGTTTCAGCTTCGTTAAAGAGAGCTTCTCTTGAAGAAGTTGAACCGCTCTGATATCTTGATTTCATCGCAAAGATTAAGCCTGTAGGACCAGTCATTGGTTGTACTCCACAGACATCATAAGCGATGAGGTTAGGCATTGCACGTCTAACAAGTGAGATCAATACTGGATCCCATGTTCCGATGCTGCTAGTAGCGTTAGCTGGTGCAGCCTCAGTAATGAAACCTTGTTCTTGAGCTCTTTGCTCACGCAATGCTTTTTCTTGGTTCTCTAGAACCACGGCTGTAACAGCCTTACGATGATGATCTTTAATAGAACCAGCAGACTCTTCATTGAGTACTGGATTCCATTTTTCGATCAATTGGTCATATGATTGCATTGTTTTCTCCTAATGGAAGGTTAAAAATAAATTATTTTTTAACTTTGCGGATAGCACTAATGTATGAAGACATAAGATCAGAAACTTCCTCGGTTACTACACCTTCTCCGTTATCTTCTATTTCTTCTTCTAAATCTTGTGCTTCCACGGTTTTCTTATTGAAGTATGATTCTTTGATCGTTTTTACTTTATTTGCAAAAGTAGCTTCGTCTTCAAAGTCTACATCTTCTACTAAGCCTTTTAGCTTTTCTACTTCTGTGTCGGCTAAATCTTTTGAAGCTTCACGAATGACAGCTTCTCTTTGATAACCTTCAAGAAGTTTTGAAGTTTCGATAGCTTGCTCAGTTGCTTCATTGAGTTTACCCTCTAATGCTTCAACTTCTTCTGCAAGCTCGTCGACTAGGTCTACTTTAGACTCAGGAACTTCAATATAAGATTCAGTGAATAAATCTTTCAATTTACCCATGAATGCTTCAGCAATTTCAGTACGTAAACCGTTCTGAATAGCTAATTGATTTTCCTTCATCCAGTTTTCAACTACGTAATTTAAATAGCTATCAACTTTTTCAACTAGTTCGTTTTTAGTAGCTTGTACTTCTTCGTCTAGTTGTGTTTGATATTGCTCTTCTAAACGATCAATTTCTTGAGTCAATTTAGATTTTACAGCAGCCTCAAAAATTACCGCAGCTTTTCCTTTGAACTCATCGCTCAAAGTAGCTTCGGACTCGACTAGTGCATTAAGATCTTCAGAGAAATCTAATTCGACTTCTTCCATCTTAGCACCAGACTTTTTCATAGGCTCGGAATTTGATTTGTCCCC